AAGTGATGTGAATTAACGAATGAGGTGCTAAATGATAGAGGTAATATATGGCTACTATATCTATTGCAGACAACGATGCACGAGTTCAATACACACAAGCTGTAACGGCTAACAGTACAACTCTTACGATTGATTTTCCATTCTTTAATTTGGATGATATCAAGGTTATTGCTACGACCAGTGCAGGAGTTGACACCACATTATCAAGAGGTTCTGGAACAGGAACATTTGCAGTTTCAGGAACGTCAGTTGACGATGGATATTCTGGAGGATCAATTACTTTAGGTGATAGCTATGCGAACACTTATACATACACCATCTATCGAGATATAACGGCTTCTAGGACTACAGACTTTGCTACTTCTGGTCCTTTTAACATATCGTCACTTAACACCGAACTAGACAAGATTTATGCAATTATTCAACAGATTGAAACTGAGAATAATAGAGCATTAACTCTTCCAAGCTCGGATGCAACTGCAAGTATAATATTACCACCTAAAGCATCTCGCCTTAATAAGTACTTGGCTTTCCATGAAACTACTGGACTAGCAGTGGTGGGGGGGAATGTTACCGATACTGGTACTGTCGCTAGTCAGTCTGCAAACATATCAACTCTTGCAGGAATTAATGCAAATATCACAACAGTTGCAGGAATTTCTTCCAATGTAACAACAGTTGCTGGAATAAGTTCTAATGTTACGACAGTAGCTGGAATACAAGCTAACGTTACCACAGTTGCAGGAGCAAATAGTAATGTTACGACTGTGGCAAATAACATTGCTAGTGTTAATACAGTTGCAACAGATATTGCTAAAGTAATTGTAGTTGCAAATGATTTAAATGAAGCCGTATCAGAGATAGAAACAGCTGCTCTTGATCTTCAGGAAACAACATCTGAAATTGACGTTGTTGCAAACAATATAGCGAATGTTAATACTGTTGGTGGTATATCTGGTAACGTCACGACAGTCGCAGGAATACAAGCTAATGTTACAACACTTGCAACAGGAACTACAGGAGGTAATGCAAACCTTACGCAGATTAATGCAGTTGCAGATAATTTAACAAACGTCAATGCAGTAGCAACAAATGCAACGAACATAAATGCAGTAAATAGTAATTCAAGTAACATCAATACAGTAGCTGGAGATACAACAGAAATTAATGCAGTCGCAGGTAATGCTACTAATATTAATGCTGTAGCAACTAACGCAACAAATATTAACAACCTAAATGGAAGTGGTGTAATATCAAATATTGGTACTGTTAGTGGTATATCTTCTAACGTGACGACAGTAGCTGGAATACACGGCAATGTTACAACAGTAGCTGGAATAGCTTCCGATGTAACAGCCGTTGCTAATGATGCAACAGACATTGGTGCAGTAGCTGGAAAAGCCACAGAGATTGGAAGGTTAGGAACAACAGATGCAGTAGCAGACATGGCTTTACTAGGTGTTCAAGCAGTAGTAGATGACATGGCTATACTTGGTGCATCAGGAGTTGTAGGTCATATAGCGACAGTTTCAGGAATTTCTAGTAACGTTTCAACAGTTGCTGGGATACAAGCCAATGTAACAACAGTAGCTGGTATTAGCTCAAACGTATCTACTGTTGCTGGAATATCTTCTAATGTGACAACAGTAGCTGGTGACAGTACTGAGATAACTGCCGTAGCAGGTAACTCAACCAACATTAATGCAGTAGCTGGAAATGCGACTAATATTAATGCAGTTGCGAGTAACTCTACTAATATCAATGCAGTTAATAGTAATGCTACTAATATTAATTCGGTTGCAGGAGCTATATCAAATGTAAATACAGTTGGTGGAGCAATATCAAATGTAAATACAGTAGCTACCAACTTAAGTTCTATTAATGATTTTGCCGATAAATATAGAATAGGGTCTAGTGATCCAGGCTCATCAAATGATGAAGGTGATTTATTCTACAATACAACAAGTAATACTTTAAAGGTTTATACTGGTTCAGCTTGGGAAGCTGGTGTAACGGCAGGAAGTGGATTTGCTGCTCTTACTGGAGCTAACTTTACTGGTAATATATCCATAACATCTACAGATGATGGTGATGTAGATGACCCATCTCTAGTCTTGTATAGAAACTCTGCAAGTCCTGCCGATTACGATGATATGGGCGAAATAATATTCAGAGGGAGAAACGATAACTCTCAAGATGTAAATTATGCAAGGATGTGGGTTGAGCCGTATGATGTATCAGATGGTACTGAAGGTGGAAGACTGCATTTAAATTCAATGGTTGGTGGAGTAGAAAAATCAATTTTTGCAACTGGTTGGGGCTATGTTTACTTTGATCAAAATATATTTTTAAATACTGGAAAGCTTATAAAATTTGAGGGTGCTAGTAATGATGCACATGAAACAACTTTAACAGTTGCAGACCCAACAGCTGACAGAACAATAACATTACCAGATGCAACTGGAACTGTGTTAGTTCAGGATAGTACTAATGATGTAACCATAACTTCTACAGATGCTACTGCAAATGCTGACCCAGCTTTAACTTTATTTAGAAACTCTGCAAGTCCTGCCGATAATGATGTCTTAGGTAATTTAGTTTATCGTGGGCGAAATGATAATTCTCAAAATCTTACTTATGGACAGATATATACAAAAGCCAGTGATGTTAGTGATGGTTCTGAAGATGCTATGATGGTTTTTAGTGTTATGAGAAATGGCTCACTAGATGGTGCTATTTCTCTAGGTAATCATATTTTCTTACAGCAAACTGTTAATCTTCAAAGTAACAATATTATTCAAGTTGGTAGTCTGTCCTTTGAAGGCTCTACAGAAGATGCTTATGAAACAACTATAGATGTAGTAGACCCAACAGCCGACAGAACAATAACTTTACCTAACACAACTGGAACTGTAATAACTACTGGTAATACAAGTGATATAACAAGTGTTGGTACGTTAACTTCGGCTACAGTTAATGGAAATGCAAAAGCTGATTCATTTTCAATCGATCATGCATCAAATGATTGGAACTTTGAATTAAGTGGTGCTGACTTAGTTATTAAAAATGGTTCAACAACATTATTTAAATTAGACACTAGTGGGAACTTAACTGTCGCTGGTGACATAACTACAGATGGGAGCTTATAATGGTTTTTAAAATTGGTAGTACAACTTTTGATGGTGAAGTAATTGATGATTCAACTCCTCAACTTGGAGGTGCATTAGATGTTAATGGTAATGACATAACTTCTGCTTCTAATAACAATGTTGTTATTGACCCAAATGGTTCTGGTCATATTTATTTAAAAGCATCTACTACAATACAAGATGGCGCACATAATTTTAATATAGCAAGTCACGATGGAACAAATGGATTGTTATTAGGTAGTACTCTTGTTACTGCAAGTGGTGCTGAACTGAATAAACTAGATGGCTATACTGGTGGTGCATCTGACTTAAATAAAATAGCTGGATATACTGGAACGTCAGCAGAGTTAAATGTATTAGATTTAAATGCAAACGAAGTAGTTGGTGTATTTAAAGTAGCTACATCTGTTCCTTCAAGTGCAAGTGATTTTACAGGTAATGTAAAAATAATAATGGTGTACTAATGGTTCTATCAGTACTTGATGGTTCAACATTAAGAACACCTCATAACATTTATGTATTAGATGGTTCTACTGTAAGAAGAGTAAGACAGATAAGAGCATTAGATGGCTCAACATTAAGGCACCCATTTACTAAGACAGACTATTTTGATTTTTCTGGTACAGCTAATACTCTTACACCAGCAGTTGCAGAAGTTTATAATTTTACTATAAGTGGTGCTACGAATAGTGTTACTCAAACAGTATATACTGGTTATCAACAATCTAATACTGGAACAACAAATCAAACTAATAGTTATAGTTGGTATTTTGGTGCAGGAAATCCTGGAAGCACAAACGGAGCTGCTAGTTGGACAAGAGTATTCGGAAGTCAAACACAAGGTAGATATTTAACTGGTATAAATTACTGGCCTAACGCAAGTTCAATTTCTATGTATTATCAAGTAGGTGGTTATGTATATTATGCTGCTAATTTTAATTATGGAAATATTGGTGTTTATAGCAGTAATGCAAATATTTCTGGTGGCACTAACAACTGGAATACATACACACACTTTGTTGGTCCTACAACTTGGTCAACTAAATATCATGAACCACATGGAGGTCCAACTGTATCAGGTGGAACATCAGGTGCAAGTCCAAATCACGGATTAGTTTCTGGTTCTACTGGTGGATATGGTTATTACGGAGGAAGCTATAATTTTAATAATGGTAACTCTGCTGGTGTAGGTGTCAGAGTTTATGCATCTTTCTATGCTGGGTGGGGAGCATCAATGCAAAGTAATGGATATATAAATGTTCAAATGTACGGAACACAATATTATACTTACTACACAAATCATGTTAGCTCATCATCATCTACTGTAAATGGTCAAGCAACATTTTCTGTAAGTGGACATGGATGGAGTGTTGGAAGTACTCAATTTAGTACAAGTAATACGGCATCAACACACGCAGAAACAATAAAATCATCAATAGCAAGTGCGTTGCCTAGTGGATGGTCTGTTTCAAGAAGTGGCAATACTGTAACAGTAACTGCTCCAGCTTCTTCAGGTAATGTCAATGATATGTCTGTTAGCATAAGCAATAGTGGTGGTGTTAATGGTGGTACAAGTCCAAGCCCAGGCAGTTCTTCTACAGTTAGAGGAGCATCAAGTGTTAGTGGAAGTGGAAGCACTGCTACTCAAGGTCAATCACAATCTGGTAACTTAACATCTGCAACAGTAACAAGTGGTGGTAATTCAACTTCTGTGAACTTATCAAATGGTGCTAGTACAGATACAGCTGGAAGTGAGATAGCAAGTGCAATGAATGGTTTAGCTGATACTACTGCAACATATGATAGTGGAACAAACAGAATGACAGTAGTCGCCCCTGGGGACACTTCTGTTTCTTTAAGCAACCCTAATAGTTTAAGTGTATCGAAAGTGAGTTTATAATGGCAAGAACTTGTGAATGTGGTGAAAACACAGATGCTTTATATTATTACAAATCTACTGTTGAAGGTAAGTTTGATATATGGAGTGAAGTAAAATACGACACAGACCCTGATGGATATAAATATGATCCAATACCTTGTGGTAT